CGGCCTGTGCAAAATGTGCGAAGCAATCCCTTTGACCAGAAGTTGCACTACTTCAAGTACCCATATGAAGACGCCATTGTCCCCATGGAGGTGCTGAGTCCCATCTTTTCATGGATTGGCCGCGATGCGTGGGAGTGCTTCAAGTTTCCCCCTTTGAACTGGTACTCGGATGATGTGCACTGCGAGGATCTGAGGGCTGCTGGCTTTCATCATTACCTGTCGCGGTCCTATGTGCACCACGTTGGCAGCCAGACGATTGGCTTGAATGGCGAGAGACTGATCCAGCAGGCTGTGCCGTGGATACGCAAGAACAGGCCGCAATATGCAAAAGACTGGTTTGGTTCTTAATCTCGGCTCTGGCAAGGACGCCAGGGCTGACTGCATCAATGCTGACATCCGCGGTGATGTTGGCGCTGATTGGGTTGTCGATATTTCCAAACTGTCCTATGGCGAGGTGGTCAAGCACGGCGACCAAGACGTCACCATCAAGCCTTTTTGCTTTGAGAAGATCTTGGCGTTTGACGTGTTGGAGCACATTCCCGACCTGGTGCAGGCCATGACCAATTGCAGGGATTTGTTGGCCGATGGCGGCGAGATGCACATCCATGTGCCGTATGAGTTGAGCCATGGCGCGTGGCAAGACCCGACACATGTGAGGGCGTTCAATGAGAAGTCTTGGATTTATTACTGCGACTGGGCGTGGTATTTGGGCTGGAAGGGTTCGCGGTTTGAGATGACTCATTTGGAGATGCGTCTCAGCGAGTATGGTGCGGGACTAAAATTGCCGCAAGATGAGGTGATGCGTTTGCCTCGCGCAGTTGAATCCATGTATGTGATTTTGAAGAAAGTGCCTTATGAAGACACCGGCGTGGCAGCGTAAAGAGGGAAAAAACGCATCTGGCGGCCTGAATGCGAAGGGACGCGCCAGCGCCAAGGCTGAGGGCATGAATCTCAAAGCGCCTGTGAAGTCTGGCGACAACCCGCGCAGGGCGTCATTCCTTGCGAGAATGGGCAACATGCCTGGCCCTGAGATGAAGGACGGCAAGCCTACACGGTTGCTGCTGAGTTTGAAGGCGTGGGGCGCGTCCAGCAAAGAAGATGCGCGAGCCAAGGCCAAAGCAATATCTGCAAGGAACAAGAAATGATCAACGACATGAATATCAGCACTGACATGGCGGCCATTGAGCCGATGGACGACACCGAGTTGCAGGGCATTGTGGCCGGTGAACTGGAAGATGCCGTCAGCTATATCGACGCCGATGTCTCCCCCATCCGCGCCAAGGGCACTGAGTATTACCGTGGCGACCCCTTTGGCAATGAAGAGGATGGCCGTTCTCAGGTCGTGGCGATGGAGGTGCGCGACACGGTCTCGGCCATGCTGCCAAGCCTCATGAAGGTGTTTTTCTCTACCGAGAATGTCGTCGAATTTGTGCCTCGCGGCCCTGAAGATGTGGCCGGTGCGCAGCAGGCGACTGATTACGCCAATTACGTCTTCACCAGCGACAACAACGGTTTCATGACCACTTATGCCCTGTTCAAGGACAGTTTGGTGCGCAAGTGCGGCATTGCCAAGTATTGGTGGGAAGAGGTCGAAGAGGTCAAGATCGAGGAATATTCTGGCTTGGATGACCAGACTTTGCAGGTGCTGATGCAAGAGGGTGCAGAGGTCAAGATTGTGGTGAGCTATCCAGAGCCAGGCGCGATGCCACAGATGGACATGACCACCGGTTTGCCCATGCCTGTGCCGATGATCCATGACGTCGAGATCAAGCGCACCACCAGAGATGGCCGCATCCGCATCATGGCTGTGCCACCAGAGGAATTGGTGTTGGACCGCCGAGCACGTTCATTTGACGATGCTGGCATCATCGCCCACCGCCAGATGGCGACTGTCTCTGACCTGATCGCCATGGGCTATGACCAGGACGAGATCGAGGAGAACATCTCCAGCACCGATCTGGACTCCAATGACGAGTATTTGGCGCGTCAGCCTTTGAGCACCACCATGGGTGCAGGCGACAGCTTGAATCCTATGCAGCGCCGAGTGCTGTATGTCGAGGCATACATTCGCGTTGACTTTGACGGTGACGGCATCCCTGAACTGCGCAAGGTGTGTTGCATGGGTTCTGGCTATACGGTTGTGCGCAACCTGCCAGCGTCTTACATTCCATTTGTGGACTTCCCATGTGATCCAGAGCCACACACGTCACCGCTGGAAGCCATGTCGATGTTTGACCTGACACATGACATCCAAGAGATCAAGTCAGAGATCATGCGCAACACGCTGGACTCTTTGGCCCAGTCTATCCACCCGCGCACTGCGGTGGTCGAGGGGCAGGTCAACATTGATGACGTGTTGAACAACGAGACTGGCGCGATCATTCGGATGCGTGCCCCTGGCATGGTCCAGCCTTTCAGTTCACCCTTTGTCGGCCAGGCCGCCTTCCCCATGCTGGACTACATGGACCAGATGCGCGAAGACCGCACCGGCATGTCCAAGGCCGCGATGGGATTGGACCCTGATGCGTTGCAGTCGACCACCAAGGCGGCGGTTGCGGCCACCGTCAGCGCCAGCCAAAGCCGTTTGGAGTTGCAGGCTCGCATCTTGGCCGAGGGGATGAAGAAGCTCTTTAAGGGCATTTTGTACCTGATCACCACCCACCAGGACAAGCCTCGCATGGTGCGTTTGCGCAATGAGTGGGTGCAGATTGACCCTCGCGTGTGGGACGCCAACATGGACGTGTCTGTCAATATTGGCTTGGGCAATGGTGACGTGAATGAGAAGCTGAACGGCCTGAATATGATCATGCAAAAGCAAGAGCAGATCATGGCTCAGTTTGGCCCGATGAATCAGATCGCGTCCCTGCCCATGTACATCCGCACCCTGCAAAAGGCCATCGAGCTGTCTGGCTACAAGGATGCATCAAGCTACTTCAACAGCCTGCCAGCCGACTTCCAGATGCCGCAGCAAGAGCCACAGCAGACGCCAGAGCAGGTGCTGGCGCAGGTACAGGCTCAGTCAATCCAAGCTGACATCCAGAAGAAGGCCGCCGAGCTGGAATTGCAGCGCGAGAAGATGATTCGGGATGACGATTATCGAAGAGATCAACTGGCTCAGGACTTAATGCTCAAGAAATACGAACTTGAGTTAAAGTATGGGACAGCGATCAGCACTGCCGAGATCACGGCAATGCAGAATTTAGACCGTGAGGCCATGAAGCAAGAGTCAGCAATTGTCCAGCAGGCGGTGCAGACAGCGGCGAATGTGCCTCCACCCATCAACCTTAATGGAATGGCTCAATGAACGAAGAACATGTCAGGAAAGGCCGCCGGTCTGAACAATTCTTGCAAGATGAAGTGTTCGCCACGGCCTTGGAGAAGATGCGCGGTGACTTGCATTGGGAGTTTGAGAACAGCAAACCCGATGAGGCAGCCAAGCGCGAGATCTGCTGGGCGCAATTGCGTGCCATTGAGAACTTCAAAAACGAACTGACCAAATTGATTGACAACGGCAAGGTGGCGCAACGCGCCATTGAGCGTGCGCAAAAGAATCTTGTTTAAATAAGGAAAACGACCAATGCAAACAGTAGCACCAACGCCAGCGGCGAGTGTTGTACAAGGTCCAATGAATATGGCTGAAGCAGCCGATGCACTTGCTGGGATGCTCCCCGATGAGGGACAAGAGGAGAGCAGCGAGGCGCAGTTGCCCGATGAGGGCGCGGCGGGAGATGAGGAGTTGCTGGACGATGCAGACGCATCCAGTGATGAAACTGATTCCGAACAATCCGATGAAGAGGGAGATTCCGAGGAGGAAGAACAGCCACAAGTCTTCACCGTCAAGGTTGACGGTAAAGAAGTCGAGGTGACGCTGGACGAACTTCAGAAGGGATATTCAAGGACACAGGATTACACACGCAAGACTCAGCAAATTGCGGAGGTCCGGAAACAGACCGAGGCAGAGTTGCAAGAGGTGCGTGCCGAGCGTGAGCAGTATGCTCAATTGTTAGGTGCTCTACAGGCACAGGTTCAGCAGGCGGCGCAGCCTCAAGTCGATTGGGATCGTCTCTATCAAGAAGACCCCATCGAGTGGGTGAGGCAGCGCGAAGTGATGCGGGAGAATCAAGAGAAGGCGGCGGCTATTCAATCCGAACAGCAGCGCCTGGCTCAGTTATCCCAGCAAGAGCAAGCAAAACAGCGCGAGGCGTTGTTGGCTCAAGAGCAAGAGGCTTTATTGGCGGCAATTCCAGAATGGAAGGACTCCAAGAAGGCTCAAGCTGAGAAGGCAATGCTTGTTCAATTCGGTCAAAAGATCGGATTCACCCCTGATGACCTGAAGAATGTTGTTGACCACAGGGCTGTGGTGATGTTGCGTAAAGCGGCACTCTACGACCAGATGATGTCCAAGCGTGGACAGATCAAGCCTGTGACCAATAACGGCCCAAGACCTGCCAAGCCTGGTGCAGCAGGGAGAGTTTCAAGCAACACAGAAGCAATGCGAGCACAACAGCGTCTAGCAAAAACTGGCCGTGTCGATGATGCGGCTGATGCAATCTACAAACTCTTGAAATAAAGGACCATCATGTCTATCGTTAGCAATACATTCACCACCTACTCTGCAAAGGGTATCCGCGAAGATCTCAGCAATGTGATCACCAACATCTCTCCCGAAGAGACTCCTTACATGTCCAACATTGGCCGTGAAACTGTCTCCAACACCTTGTTTGAATGGCAAACCGATGCACTGGCTGACGCCGCTGCAAACGCCCAGTTGGAAGGTGATGACGTTGCGTCTTTCGATTCAGTGACTGCCACTGTTCGTTTGACCAACTATGCACAGATCAGCCGCAAGACCATCGTTTTGTCGAACACTGAAGAAGTGGTCAACAAAGCTGGTCGTCGTTCTGAGTTGGCTTATCAGATCGCCAAGCGCGGTTCTGAGTTGAAACGTGACCAAGAATTCGTCATGTTGAATGGCGGTATTGCTGTTGCAGGCAACACCACCACAGCTCGCGTGACTGCCTCCTTGGGCGCTTTTGTCAAGACCAACACTGACAAGCAAACCAACGGCGTTGACCCAAGCTACACCACATTGCCAAACAGTGCACGCACTGACGGCAACGTGCGCACCTTCACTGAAACCATTTTGAAGAATGTGATTCAAAAGGTGTGGTCTGCTGGCGGTACACCAAAGATCCTGATGTGCGGCCCTGTTAACAAACAGCGCGTGTCTGGCTTCTCTGGCATTGCCTCTTCACGTTTCAACATCAATGGCGGCGAAAAGCCTGCCGTGTTGATCGGTGCAGTTGACATCTACGTTTCCGACTTCGGCAACGTGGCCGTCATCGCCAACCGCTTCCAGCGCGAGCGCGATGCGTGGGTGATCGACCCTGAGTACGCAAAGATGACTGTCTTGCGTCCTTACCAACAAGTTGAACTCGCCAAGACAGGTGACGCTGAGAAGCGCATGCTGTTGATTGAGTGGGGCCATAAAGTGTTGGCTGAGAACGCACACGGTCTGGCAGCAGACTTGATCACTTCTTAATCACTTAAGAGGAAGGGGGAGGAGAAATCTTCCCCCTACTTATATGGAAAAACGATTTTTTGATGCAAACCCCGAACAAGGGCTAACTCGCACCTGGCACTACAACGATGAGACTGATGAGGCAACGATTCAGACTTCGCAGGACATCACTGCCGTCATTGAGGCCAACAAGCGCGACTTGGCTGCCATTGATGAGAAGGCCACCTGGAAAGGCGAATGGCATCACGTTGCCAGCATTCCTGAGTCTCTGTACTACCAGATGAAGGCCGAGGGCAAGATTGATGACGAGGCTTACATGAAAAAATGGTTGAATGACCCTGACAATAAATTCTTCCGAGTCCGACCAGGAAAAGTATGAACTACATCGCAGTCTGCACCCCAGCGCGGGACATGGTACACACCAACTACACCTATTGCATGGTCAACATGGTGGCGTATCACACACTCAACACCACTGACGCTGTGAGCTTGAAGATCCTGCAAGGCACACTGATTCAGAATCAGCGTGCTGATCTTTGCTTGGATGCGATGCGCGAAGGGTGCAGCCATATCCTGTTTATTGACTCTGACATGACATTCCCGCAGGACATGATCCAGCGTTTGCTGGCGCATGACGTTGACATCGTGGCGGCCAATTGCGCCAGACGCAGGATGCCTACAGGGCCGACTGCACAAAACTATGACGAGAATGGCAAGCGCCAGGCTGTCTACACCATGCCCGAATCAACCGGCTTGGAAGAGATTGGCTCTGTTGGAACTGGCGTCATGATGATCAAGCGTGGTGTCTTTGAGGGCATGACTGAGCCATGGTTTGACATGCCTTGGCAGACTGGCACTCGCGGCTACATGGGCGAAGATGTATTCTTTTGTAAGAAGGCTCAAGAGTTGGGCTACAAGGTGTATATTGACCATGATGTCTCGAAAGAGATCGGCCACATTGGCACGTTCGAATTCAGGCACGACCACACTTGGATCGTCAAAGAAGAGATGGAAAAAGAGGCAGTCTAATGGCACTCACGACATACACCGAACTCAAATCATCGCTGGCTGACTGGCTCAACCGGCAGGATTTGACTTCCACCATTCCCGACTTCATCAGCCTGGCAGAGGCTCAGATTGAACGTCAATTGCGCACACGGCAGATGATTGTGCGAGCCACTGCCACCATCGACACTGAATATGGCGCGTTGCCTGGTGACTTCTTGGAGACAAAATCCTTGAAGCTCAACACCAACCCCATCACGGCCTTGCAGTTTGAGACTGTGGACGCCTTGGACGTGATGAAGGCCACTCAATACCTGTCATCTGGACGGCCAAAGTATTTCGGCATTGTGGGCGCACAAATTCGCGTCTTGCCTGTCCCTGATGGCTCATACACCGGCGAGTTAACCTATTACGCCAAGCTCTCCAAGCTGTCTTCCACCAACGCCACAAACTGGCTGTTGACGCAAGCGCCTGACGTCTATTTATACGGCGCTTTGTTGCAGGCTGCGCCATACCTGCAAGACGATGCGAGAATCCCTGTATGGTCTAGCCTGTATCAGGCTGGCCTTGATCAGTTGCAGATTGCGGATGATCGTGGATCAACCTCTGGCGGTGCTTTGATGGCGCGTGCCAGAACTTTTGGATAAGGGAACGAGATGTCATCATTTACCGACTACACCGAGAATCTGGTTCTGAATTGGCTCTTGACCACCAATTCAGCTACACGCCCAACTGCCTGGTACATCGGCCTATTCACAGCCGCGCCTTCCGATACCGGTGGCGGCACTGAGGTGTCTGGCAATGCGTATGCGCGGGTTGCAACCGGCACGATCACTGTCTCTGGCACGTCACCCACCAACGCCACTAATGCGGCTGCAATCGAGTTTGCGGCGGCTTCTGGCGGCAATTGGGGATCTATTGGTTGGGCTGGCATTTTTGACGCCTCAACCAGCGGCAATTTGCTTGCATGGGCGGCACTCTCCACAGCACGCACCATCAACGATGGCGATGTGTTCCGCATCCCCGCAGGCGACCTTGACGTCACTCTGACCTAATCATGGCAGCTTACGGCTCTGGTCCATACGGACGGGGCAATTACTCCTACGGAGTAAGCCTTGGAGCCGTAACCTTCACAGCTACCTCAAGCGCCAGTATTGCTGGCGTTCGTTATGCCTTTGGCGCTTTTACTGTTGCGGCATCTTCCACAGTCGCTGTGGCCGCCAATGTAGTCAAGACGGCATCCTTCAGCGTCTCGGCATCTTCATCTTGTAGCGTTTCCGGCCAGCGCGTTGCTGTTGGCGCATCCACCATGTCGTCGTCCAGCGCCATGTCGGTGTCTGGCGTGCGGTATGCGGTTGGATCGTTCACTGTGTCGTCTACCAGCACCATGTCTGTCAACGGCGTGCGTGTGGCTATTGGATCGTTCACCGCCACTGATGTCAGCGACATGACTGTCAACGGCGTGCGGGTGGCGCTGGTGTCTATCGTCATTGATGCCTGGGCCGACATGACTGTGGGCACGCAGGTCATCGTCAATCAGCCAGTGAGCATTGCTGCTGAATCTAGCATGACGGTTGCTGGCTTCTCAATCCTGACGGCTGCGGTGCAGTTTGATGCTGTGGCCGTCATGTCTATCAATGGCATATTCAAGTGGACTGATGAGGCTGACACGCCAGAGGATTGGACGGCTGTGGCTGACACGCCAGATGACTGGACACCAGTTGCAGATTCGTCTGGAAGCTGGACGCCTATTTCAGACACATCAGAAAATTGGTCGAATATCGCAGACAATTCAGAAACTTGGCAGATTGCCGCATAGGAGTTTTCATAATGGCTGACACCACAACAAGTAACTTATTGCTAACGAAGCCCGAAGTCGGCGCATCAACTGACACATGGGGAAGCAAACTTAACACCGATCTTGACACGATTGATGCGTTATTTGCCGCTGACGGCACTGGCACATCAGTAGGCTTGAATATCGGATCTGGCAAGAAGCTCAAGCTGGTTGGTGATGTCATTGACACCAATGGCAATGAGTTGCTCAAGGTGTCTGCAACAGCATCTGCTGTAAATGAGTTGACACTTGCTAATGCAGCCACTGGCGGTGCGCCAGTGCTATCTGCTACAGGCGGCGACACAAACATTGGAATTGGACTGACGCCAAAAGGCACTGGTGGAGTTGTATTCCCTGCTGGCGCTGTAGGTACACCATCCATCACCACCACAGGCGACACCAACACGGGCATCTTCTTCCCTGCGGCTGACACTGTGGCCGCATCAACAGGTGGCACAGAACGTATGCGTATCGACTCCTCTGGCAATGTGGGGATTGGTACGAGTTCGCCTGCTTTTATTTATACAGATGACACAACATTAACTGTTAATGGAAAGCAGTCAGCTACAAGTTACCGTTCTGCTCTTGAACTTGGCAATAATGGTTCATTGGGTGCTTTTTATTTTTGCTCAACAGCAAACGCAGTTCTTGGTTCTTATGCAAATATTCCTTTAGCTTTTAGAACCAACAACACAGAACGTATGCGTATTGACACCAGCGGTAACTTGCTGGTGGGCGGATCATCGTTTCCTACAAGTTCTGCTCGGCTATCTACTATTTTTGATGGAAGCATTGCTAACGGTTTTGCTTATTACGATTCAAGAACATCTGCTGGAACCGATCAAGCAGCAGTTTTTTATCGTGGAACTACGCAAGTTGGTTCTATTACTACAACTTTAAGTGCCACAGCTTATGTAACATCATCGGATTACCGTCTGAAAGAAAACATTACACCAATGACTGGTGCTTTGGCAAAAGTTGCACAACTCAACCCAGTAACCTACACATGGAAGTCAACAAATGAAGTTGGGGAAGGTTTTATTGCCCACGAACTTCAAGCTGTCATGCCTGATGCTGTTGTTGGTGAAAAAGATGCAGTGGACGCTGAAGGCAATCCACAATACCAAGGCATCGACACCAGCTTTTTGGTTGCTACCCTTACAGCCGCAATCCAAGAACAACAAGCCCTCATCACCACCCTGACTGACCGCATCACAGCACTTGAGGCGAAATAATGGATAACGTCGAGAAAGAGTTCGCCATACATCAGGCGATCTGTGATCAGCGTTACAAGGCCATTGAGGACAAGCTGGAGTCAGGCAAGAAGCGCATGGAGAAGATTGAGATTCAACTCTACATCGTCATCGCCGCCATCTTGTTTGGCCCAGGTGTTGCTGCTGACATCGTGAAAAAGCTGCTGGGGCTGTAACGATGTGGACCCAATATCCCTTTTATTCGCTGCCAACGCCTGCGTTAAGGGGATCACTGAGCTTTGCTCTTTGTATAAAGAGGCCAAGACAAGTTTTCTTGAAGTCAAAAGCACAGTCGATGAAGTTATCGGTGACGCACATGCCGCCAAGTCTTGGTGGCAAAAGCTGTTTGCTCCAAAGCCAGCAGCCACCACGTCCAAGCCTGTGGCGAAAAAGAAGGAAAAGTTCGTTGCCTATGACGAGACTCAGGCAATGGCCGACATCATCAAGCAGCTCAGTAAGTTTTGGGCTTTGCAGGATCAACTGAACGCATATTTGCGCGAGGAGGAAGAGAAGGCCAAAGTCTATGACCCCACCATCAGCAATGCACAGATGATGGAAAGCGCGATGAATCGTGTGATGTGCAGGCAGCAGATGGAGGAGTTATCGACCACCATCAGGGAGATCATGGTTTACCAAACCCCTGGCCTTGCTGATCTGTATTCGCAGACTTATGAGATGCGTCAAGTCATCTCTGAGGAACAGGAAAAAGCTAGACTCAAGGAGGAGGCGAAGAAGAGGCAAGACGCATGGCTACACAGGCAAGAGGAAAGAAACCTGCAAGCAAAGCTGGCGGCACTAGCAGCGACTTCTTTATTCCTCCTCTACCTGTGGTTGTGGCTTCTCCTCGTGAGTCGCTGGGGGAAAGCATAATGGGCTGGATCGCTGCATGTGTGTTGGTGGCTCTGCTTCTTCCATTGGGCGCAATGCTTTATCTCGACATCTTGGAGGCCAAGCATGAGGTGAAACAAGAGGTCGAGAAGGTCCAAAAGATGAGACGTGAAATTGAACAGGAGAGACGCAAAAATGACAAGACATGAACTTTCACTGCTGGCGCTGACTGTTTGCGTTGGCATCCTCTGCGGCTTGCTGGCTGGTTGTGAAGACCGCTTCAGATACCCTTGCCAAGATCCAAAGAATTGGGAACTTGCCGAGTGCAAGCCGCCAATCTGCACAGCCACAGGCACATGCCCTGACCAGTTAATCAAACCCGAACAGGAGAAGAAGTGATGGCAACCATCGGCTACAAACCAAACAATCGTCTGTCACCTGAAGAGATCGAGGCTCGCGTGTGGGCTTGGGTGATCTTCGTGATCTCCATCATCTTGTTGGGTTCATGTTTCAGCTTCATCTATTCGGTGACGTTCGTTACCCAGCCGATGTCTTCTATGGCTCCCATTGACAAGGTTTACACCAAGATGATCAACGACATCATGTTGCTGTGCACTGGCGTTCTGGGGGGTGTTGCTGGCCGCAAGGCCGTGTCGGCTGCTGTGGCTACAGCCACCGCCAAGGCAGAGGCCACTGACAACGATGAGCCACCAGCACCATGAAGGATATTCTTGGCGGCCTGCTGATGCTGGTGCTTGTGTTTGGCGGTGGATATTGCACCGGCAAGCACTATGAGCAAGAGGCCCAGCAGGCCGAGGTTGACAGGCTCAACACCGAGGCCAGAGCCAAGGAGAAGGCTTTGGCTGACGCTGTAACAACAACTGCAAATGCACTGAGGGTATCGAATGAAAAAGCAAAGATGGCTACAAAACAGCGCGATGCTGCTATTGACAGTGGCGCTTACAAGTTGCGGGTTCCTGTCAAAACGTCCTGCCCCGTACCAGCCGCCACAGATCCCACCGCTCCCGCCGGAGATAGTGGAGGAGCGCCATCAGCCGAACTTGACCCAGCGTTTGGAAAAGCTCTTTTCGAACTGACTGATGAGGGTAATAGAGCCATTGAAAAGCTCAATGCTTGCATCGATTTGTACAACCAAGCCCTTGAATCACAGAAAGGTATCAAATGACACAACTCACCGCCAACTTCAGCCTGCATGAACTGAGTAAATCCGAAACAGCCTTGCGCCTTGGTCTGGACAACACGCCAGATGAAGAGGCGACAGAGAATCTGCGCCTGCTGTGCGAGAAGGTGTTGCAACCTGTTCGTGACCATTACGGCAAGGGCGTTAAGGTGAATTCAGCCTATCGCAGTCCTGAATCGAATGCGGCAGTGAAAGGATCTCGTACCTCAGACCATTGCCTGGGCCGAGCAGCCGATATTGAGATCCCTGGCGTTGCCAACGCCGATCTGGCTCAGTGGATCATGGATAACTTGGACTACACACAGCTCATTTTGGAGTTCTACACGCCAGGTATTCCAGACAGCGGCTGGGTGCACGTCAGCTATGACCCGAACAACCTCAAGAAGCAAGAACTGACGGCCACCAAGGTTGCTGGCAAGACGCAATATTTGCCTGGTCTAGTCGCATAATTTAGGTCATGGCTACCAATCTGACTCAGCAGCTCGACACACCAGCGCCACCCAACTTGGGGACGCCTGATGTGCTTTACAGCGAAAGCTATTTCAGACAGACCAATGGCAGCCTCAATGTCTATTTCAACAAGCTGCGCAACCTGTTTGGCGCGTTGCTTGGCCCAAGGGGTGGGAAGTGGGTGAACATGCCTTATGGCGCGTTCCAAGACACCACAGACCAGACGGCCACAGCCAACACCGCCACGGTGATGACGTTCAACACCACAGACTTCAGCAATGGGGTGGTGGTGGAAGACGGCTCCAAGTTGAGGGTGTCGCAGGGTGGTATCTATAACCTGCAATTCAGCGTCCAGTTCCAGAATGCCGACACCCAATTGCATGACGTGAGCATTTGGCTTCGCCAAGATGCGGCTGGCGCTGGGACTGACATTGCCGGATCGGCTGGCCTTGTCAGCGTCCCAAACTCGCATGGCGGCATTGACGGCCATGCCATTGTTGGGTGGAATTACTTTGTGACGCTGGACGCCAACGACTTTGTGGAGATCTGGTGGTCAACACCGTCAACTCAGGTGACTATCCAGCACTATGCCGCAGGCACGTCCCCGACCAGACCGTCAACGGCCTCAGTTGTTGCCACTATGTCGTTCGTGTCCAATTTGTCCACAGAAACCGCATAATTCAGCTATGGCATTCGTACCTCTCAAAATCCCACCAGGCATCTACCGAAACGGTACTGAGTACCAGTCTTCGGGCCGTTGGTATGACGCAAACCTTGTTCGCTGGTTTGAGAATACCCTGCGCCCAATTGGCGGGTGGCGTAAGCGTTCCAGCAGTCAAATGACCGGCTCATGCCGTGGACTGATTACATGGCGCGATAACAGCGGGGATCGTTGGATTGCCGCAGGCACACATTCCAAGCTCTACGCCATGAATGAGGCGGGGACTCTGAAGGACATCACGCCAACAGGTTTGACTGTTGGCATTGCTGACGCAGCCACCAAGACTGGTTTCGGTTATGGACCCTATGGCTCATACGCCTATGGCATTGCGCGTCCCGACAACGGCACTGTGACACCGGCCACCACATGGTCCTTGGACACATGGGGAGAGTATCTGGTGGCCTGCTCAGACGCCGATGGCAAGCTGTACGAGTGGCAGTTGGGCTTCTCAACGCCAACACTGGCGGCGGCCATCACCAATGCACCGACAGGTTGCGCGGCGGTGATGTCAACTGCCGAAAGGTTCATCTTTGCCTTGGGCGCGTCCAGCAATCCTCGGTTGGTGAAGTGGTGCGATCAGGAGAACAACACTGTTTGGACGGCTGCGGCCACCAACCAGGCTGGTGACTTTGAATTGCAGACGGTTGGCGCTTTAAAGGCTGGCAAGAAGGTGCGCGGCATTAACTTGCTGTTTACTGACGTTGACGTGCACACCGCCAGCTACATTGGCGCACCCTATGTGTACTCATTTGAGAAGGCTGGCTCTGGATGCGGTTTGATCTCTTCGCAGGCCGTGGCCGCGATTGACACTGCCGCCATGTGGATGTCTAAATCAGGCTTCTGGTTATTTGATGGCTATGTCAAGCCACTGCCTTGCGATGTGTCTGACTTCGTGTTTCAGGACATGAACTACAACCAAGCATCCAAGGTTTATGCGGTGCACAACTCCAAGTATGGCGAGATCTGGTGGTTCTACCCATCAAGCGCCAGCAACGAGGTTGATTCCTACGTCACATACAACTACCGTGAAAACCATTGGAATATTGGCTCTATGGCTCGCACTGCTGGCACTGACCGTGGTGTCTATTTGAATCCTCTGATGGTGTCGTCTGACGGCTACATCTACGAGCATGAGGTCGGCTTTGCTTATGACGGCGGGACTGTTTATGCCGAGTCTGGACCCTTTGAGATTGGTCAGGGTGACAACATCATGTCTGTGCGTCAGGTGATCCCTGATGAGCAGACATTGGGCGAGGTTGCCATCAGCTTTAAGACGCGAATGTATCCAACGTCAACAGAGACAACACACGGTCCATATTCAGCATCACAGCCGACAGATGCAAGGTTTTCTGGCCGTCAGGTGAAGATGATTGTGACTGGCGCAATGCTGGACGATTGGCGCGTTGGCGTCATGAGATTGGAAGCTGTGGCGGCTGGTAAGCGTTGAGCCTCGCTGGAAAATAGAATACTGTTAAAGGAAACAAACATGGCAACAGCACAAGAAGTAGCACAAACAAAACAGATGGTCAAAGAGTCCATCTTGGAAGAGGGATTGGACCCTAATATCTTTGTGCGGCTTGGTGCGATGGCTCAAGCTGTTTTAAACAATAAGGCACTCTATCCTCAGTTTTTGCAGGCTGTTGTTGACAGCGGCTTGGCTGAAGAGGCCGACTTTACCGGCGACATTGATTATCAGATCGTTGGTGTCTTTGTTGCCGCTGGCGAGATGGTCAAGCAGATGATGGCCTCTGGCGAATTGGGAGCATGACATGGGACTGAAAAAACTTGGTACTTGGTTAAAGAAAAACATCAAGCCTATTGCGACAGTTGCGGCTGTCGTTTTCCCGCCATTGGCTCCAGCAATTGGTGCGGCTCTTGGTGCTACTGGTGCGGCGGCGGCTGTCGTTGGCTCTGCGGCTTTAGGTGCTGGTGCTAGCGTCATTGCAGGAGATAAGCCAGCAGACGTCTTAAAGAGCGCGGCTGTTGGCGGTGCGGCGGCTGGAGTTGTTAATGCAGTCGCACCAGATTTTTTTACAAGTAGCGGTTTGTTGGGCACATCCACAGCACCTGCGGGGGCAGGAACAGGAGCAGCTATGGCTGATACAAGTATTTTTGACAAATTGGCTGGATATGGTTCTGGCGTCCTCGACTTTGCCAAGGCAAATCCAAGTCTTGCAGGTTCATTGCTTGGCGCTTTGGGTGGGGCTGTGAGTGCCGCCAATGCGCCTAAAGAGACAACTACCACCACGTCAATTGATCCTGCGATCAAGGCTGAATATTTGGCGAATTTGGAGCGTGCAAAAAGCACTGCCGCCAACTTGGGTCCAAGAGAATTTGCGCAGCCTGGTGCAATGTATACAGAGGCCGAAAGAAATCTCTACAACCTTGGCATGACGCCATTTGGCGCTGCTGACATCATGGAGTTTTATAACCCATTTGAGGAGCAGGTTGTTCAAGGCGCTTTGGGAGATATTGAGCGTTCACGTCAGATGCAAGACGTTGCCGACAGAGCCAGAGCTGTGCAAGCCAGAGCCTTTGGCGGTTCACGTCAAGGCGTGCAAGAGGCTTTGACAAACGAGGCTGCACTGCGCACTGCGGCAACAACAGCATCAGGATTGCGTTCTGCCGGTTTTAATACTGCCGCCAATCTTGGATTGTCTGCACGTCCTTTGAACATGTCTGGCCTCACAACATCATTGGATCTGGCAAGCCGCAGAGATGCACGCAGACAAGCTGAACTTGATGCAATGCGCAATGCACCTTTGGAGCGTTTGGCTATTACTGGTGGCGCATTGGGCTTGCAACCAGCAAATACTGGCGGCACAACTTCACAGCCTTTGTACACAAGCACCGCTGGCAGTGCGTTGTCTGGCGGCTTGACTGGCGCTTATATTGGCTCGCTGTTGCAGCCAAAACCTGTTTAAGGAAATAAAAATGGCGACATCATTTGACATGGGACTGCTTGGCGATCTATTTGGCGGTGGCGGTGAGACCGGCCTTGAGGGCTACTTGACGCCAGCACAGCAGCAGGCAATGCAACGCCAAGGCTTGTTGCAGGCTGCCATGGCTATTGGTCAGGCCAGCGGCCCCAGCACCACACCACGGTCCTTGATGCAGATTCTCAGCTCTGGCGTTGCCGCTGGGCAGCAGGGCTATGCCGAGGCGCAAAAGAATGCCATCACCAATTTGCTGACTAAGCAGAAGATGGATGAGTACAAGGTTGCGCAAGATCAGCGCCGCAGACTTGAGCAGATCTTTGGTGCGCAAGCTCCTGTGGCTGGTATGCCTATGACGCCACAGCAAGCCTTGGCCGCGCCTGGCGGTCAAGCTGGTCCTACAGTGGAACGTGCCGCCATGGTTGGGCAGGTTCCAGAAGGCCCAGCCATGTCTCAAGATGACATGCAATACAACAGATACATGCAGGCCGCGCAGATGTTTGCCGCGACAGATCCTGGCAAGGCTGAGGCGTATCAGAAGATGGCAATGTCCATCAAGCCCCGCGAGGAAGTGACAGGCCAGCCCTTTGAAGTTACTGGCGCTGATGGAAAACCTGTGATGGTTCAGCAGTTCAAAGGCGGCAAGATCAAGACGTTGGAAGGCTTTGGCCCCAAACGCGAAGTGGTGTTGCAGAATGTTGATGGCCGAGTCATGGCGATTGACAAGAACGCATTGAAGGGCGGCGAAGTCTACGGCACAGGCATCACGCCAGCAGAGCAAAAGCGTTTGGAGATGGACGCCGCACGTCTTGGCATGGATGTCGAGCGCCTCAAGATGGAACGCCAACGCCTTGGCATGGAATCTCGCAGATTGAATATTTCAGAGCAAGAGTTCCAGCGCGGCCAATACGAGCGCATGGAGAACGAAGAGGGCGTCTTCTATGTGCCCAAGGTTCCAGGCTTGCCTGCAATCCCTGTGGCTGGCCCTGGCGGTGCGCCTCTCAAAGGCAAAGCGCCACCAAAGCCAACCGAGGGCGAGACAAACGCCGCAGGCTTTGCCAATCAGATGGAAAACGCAGAGGCCGTCATCAAGGCATTGCCTGTTGGATCTCAGCCTGGCGTTGGTAGCGCAATGGCTGGCTCTGTCCCATTGCTTGGCGGTGTATTTGAAAGAGGTGTGCAGTCTGCACCTACTCAACAATACAAGCAGGCGGCTGATGCTTGGATTCGCGCCAAGCTGCGCAAAGAGTCTGGCGCGGCAATTGGCGTTGATGAAATGGCAAAGGAGTATCAGACATACTTCCCACAGATCGGCGACAGTGCGCAAGTTATTGCGCAAAAGGCCAATGCTCGCCAGGTTGCGACTGATGCCATGAAGAAGTCTGCTGGCAAGTCTTATCAGGCCATTCCTGAGATGCCATTGCCATCAGCAGCAACACCGCCAGTTATTCAAGATATATTGAACAAATATCCACCAAGGACTCGATGATGGCAGATCCAACTATTGACGATCTCTACAAATCGTTGGCGGCTGCTGACGCTGCGGGTGACACGCAAGCCGCACAGGCTTTGGCTGATTACATCAGGGTTTTGCAAAGTGTGCGACCTGCACCAGCCGCGCCAAGCATGACAGATCAGCTTGGCCGTCAAGTAGGTTTGTCAGTTCGTCCAATGGCGCAAGCCGTGATGTCTGCTGGCGGGATGCTGCCTATGGTGGTCGATCCAGCCGTCAATTTGTACAACTTGGCGACCGGCTCAAACGTGCCAACCATGTCTCAGGCCATGCCAAGGACATTGACGGCCATGGGTTTCCCTGAGCCTGTGACGGCTCAAGAGCGTGTCGTGCAAGACATGGCGACAGCAGGCTACGGCGTTTCTGGCGCGGCCAACTTGGCACAGCGTGCCCTGCCTGCGGCCACATCGCAGACAGCGCAAGAGTTCTTGAAGATGATTGCAACCAACCCACAGGCGCAGGCTGCGGCGGCCACTGCGGCCACTGCCGCTGGCGGCATTTTGCGTGAAGGCGGTGCAGGTCCATCCGCGCAGATGGGCGGGGCATTGCTGGCCGGTATGGTTGCGCCTGGATCAGGCACAGGTAGAGCTTTATTGCAACGCCCTGTCGTCGCGCCTGCCACTTCTTTGGTGCAGCCCTTTACACAAGAAGGCCGCCAAGTAATTGCTGGCAACGTATTGCGCAAGGTGGCAACAAACCCTGATGTGGCGGCTTCCCGCTTGGCGCAGGCCGAGCCACTTGTGCCTGGTGTGCAGCCAACTACAGCCGCCACGGCATTTGATCCTGGCTTGGCCGGATTGGAGACTTCACTGCGGTCTGCTACCTTTGACCCATCAAATCTGTTTGGTGCGCGACTGTCTGCCAATCAGCAGGCATTGCTTGACGCATTCCGCAAAATCTCTGGCAAGCCTGGCTCTGTGGCTACGGCAGAAAAAAAGCGTAAAGAAATCACTAAGCCAATGCGTGAAGAGGCATTCGCTGCCGTCACGGTTGACCCTGTGACGTTCCAGAGTGGCGTTAACTTGGTGGTGAACAGGGCGATTGATAACGTCATGGAAAGCCCTGCTGGCGTGCGCATGGACGTTGAGAGCGCCATGAAGTGGGCAACTGAGCGAGTCGCAAAGGCCAAGACACCGATGGCTTTGTACGAGGTTCGTAAGGACTTGGCTCGCGCCGTTCAGGGTAAATACAACCAAGAAAACCCAAGCCTACGCCTGGCCGCTGGTCAACTGAAAGACGTGATCAAGTCTGTTGATGACGTCATTGATTCAGCAGCGCCAGGCTTCAAAGCCTACATGGACAAGTATTCCAAGATGTCTGGCCCCATTGACCAAATGCGGATGTTGCAGAAAATTGAGAACCAGGTCACGACAGGCCAGCCAAATCTGATAACTGGTGAGCCTGTGCTGTCTGCTGGAAACCTGCGCCGCCAGTTGGCGAACAAGGCCGAAGAACTTGATATGAAGCTGTCTATCCCTGCGCAAACGCGCTTGGACAACATCATTGACGAGATCAATCGCGGCATGGCGGCAACAGCGCCAGGTGTGAGAGCGCCAGGCTCCAACACATTCCAGAATATGAGCATGGGCAACTTGATTGGCCGTGTCTTCTCTGAATCAATGGCCGACAACACGACACTGCGCACCATGACGCGCCCACTTGATTGGCTTTATAAACTGCCAGATCAGCAAGTTCAGCAGTTGCTAGTCGAGGCCATGCTGGACCCCAAAATGGCCGCCATGATGATGAGCAAGGCCAACATGATGAAGGTCGAGCCAGTGGCAAAATCATTGCGTCAGAAGGCTGAGCAGCTTGGATTTGGTACAGCCGTTGGCGCGACACAGGCCGCCGATGAGATGCCGCCAGAACTTCGATTCCCATTAGATTGAGATAACACCATGGCAACAATGCGCCCCACACCCCGCAATGAGCTTTTGGGCTTGTTGTCTGACGCCTACCAGTGGATGCAGTCACCTGAACGCACCCAGCAGATGCAAGGCTTTGCTGGGTTGCTTGGTACGACTGGCGTGCCTCAGACCGTTGAGCGCATGGCGTATGGAGAGCCACTGACCAACATTGGCCGCGCCAATGTGCCATTGCTCAAGCCTGAGACTGCTGATGCCCTGATGACTGTTGCTCCAATAGCAAAGCCAGCGGCCGTGATGGCTGGTCGTACAGGTCGAGCAGTCGGACGCATGGCGGGTGAGGAGATCAATGCCGCCATGACTGGTCAGCCTACGAGGTCATTATTGGGTGAGATTACGCCAAAGCCATTAAGAATGTCTGACACATCCTATCGCGGCTCTCATACCGCACCTGGTCCTGACTTTGGCGCACCACTATATGACTTAAGCCAGATGTACCCTGCTGATGTCTATTCTGAAAAGGCGGCTCAGTACTATGGCAGCGGCAATAAGAGGGCAGACATTGAAGCCTTCAATCTAGCCAAACGAGTTCGTGGAAATCCTGATGCTGAAGTCACCATATATCGTGCAGTTCCTAAGAATGCCGACATTTCAAACATCAATGCTGGTGATTGGGTGACATTGACTAAGGATTACGCTAAGGGTCATGGTGAGTCTGTCTTGCGTGGTGACTACAAGATTCTGAGCCAAAAAGTCAAAGCCAAAGATTTATGGACCAATGCAGACTCCATTCAAGAGTTTGGTTATCAGCCGCAAAAACTCAATGCCCCCCAACAAGCCGCACTTGATCTTGCACAAAAAAGAGCCGCATTGCCAGTTGAGCAAGGTGGTTTAGGTTTGCCATCAAACAACACTGCGGCTGATCGTGCCAAGGCAATGGGGTTTGATTTGAACACCACAAGATTTCATGGTTCAGATCAGGATATTTATGCCTTTGACCCTGCAAAATTTGGTAAAAACGATCAAGGTTGGTATGGTCGTGGCGTAACAACAGACACCGATCCTGAAGTTGCGTCTAGTTATGCTGAAAATTATGTTGGTGATGGACAAGTTGTTTACCCTCTTGTCAGCAGAGGTAAATATATGCAATGGCCTGAAGGCCAACAGCCATTTTCTACAGCTAAAGATGCTATTCAAGGCACAAAAGATATTCAAAATTTAGGGTATCAAGGAACTCAATTCACAAGTGATCGTGACCTGTATGGCTCAATGCCTCAATTTGGTACTGAGCAAGTTACGTTTGACCCCGCCAACATCAGATCACGATTTGCCGCCTTTGACCCATTCCGCAAGGATGTAGCAACGGCTACAGCAATGGGAGTTGCGTTACCTGACTTGCTGGCGGCAGAATTGCCAGAAGAAGAATTAAAGCGCAATCAGTCTGCTGGGCTGTTATTCCCATAAAACGCCGCCACTAGCGGGTCGCGTTTAATCTTCCACTTCTTGGCCCTCTCCCGCGCCATCCTGAAGGCATGGTCATCGAGGGACTCTTTGGCTCTCCATTTGTCCAGCCTCTCTTTGGCCGTCAATGGCTTTGGCCTGATGGCGTCAGAGCCGATGCCGTAGGCGTACACCGCCACCCAAACAGTGCCAACCCTGCGCCACTCTGTGACGTACACCAAGCCAGATCTGCGCAACTTGGCAACAAGTATCTGAGCCGACCGCTGGGTGCAGTAAGTCATGGCCGCCAGCTCATGCGCAGTCAAGCCTTGGCGCGTCAATAGGTCAACGATGCGGGGCAGGCGCACTGACTTCATTTGGTGTCGCTGTGCTCGCGTCTGGCGTGCCTGTCAGCCTCTTCCTTGCGCTGGAAATACTTGTTGCACTCAGTGCACCGCCACCA